TTATTATTCCACATATTTCTATTAGCCCACTCCATCTTGCGTAATGCCCATTCAACTCCTTCATCACCACCCCAAAAATCCCAACTGATGCCTCCACAGCCTTTGTCGTAGGGAACATCTTTATTTTGTTGGTGTCTTTTGAATGATGCCATCCTACCGATTGTGTCTAAAGATAATTTATCCCCATTACATAATTGGTTTGCCCTTTTTAAACCAACCAAAGTTCCACAATCAGTTTTATTTTCTCTTTGATATTTTAAAGCTCTACATGCGTTTTCACTTGCGGCTTTTGGGTAGTCATTAAATGTATCGTTCAATACACTAAACATAGTCCAATTAAGTTGTGTTGCGGGAGAGGTGACGAATGATATTGCATCAACCCCACTTTTCATACTATCTTCATCTATTTCTAAATAGTAAGTTGGTAATTTTTCCATAATCTAAATATTAGTTTGGTCTTTTTTGTTTAGTCGTTAAAATTCAACGCTATTTTCAATACGATTAATTCTCTTTTGTGATGAGGTTATTTCACTTTCAACAACATAAGCTCTTATTGTTTGATTTTGACTTTTATTATCCCCAAATACAACACCTTGTCCGTTTGATGTTCCTGAACCTAATTGTGGTAATAATGATTGACCCCCACCAGCTCTGTTAATCATATCTAATGCTTGGGGGAACATAGATGTTGAACGGGCATTTATCACCGCTTCGCCAGGGGCTAACATAGATGATACACTATCAATATCTCCTGGCATTCCATTACCAGGAACAATACCACCTCTTGCCGCTTTAAATTGTTGTTTTGCTACGACAGCTATTTGTGCTGCTGAGGCAACACCAGCTATTCCCGCTAAAACAAAATTAAATGGTGGGGCAGCTGCACCTAACGCTTGTAATACAGATAATGCCCCTGCCTGAATAGCTGTTGCAATATTTATACCTTTTTCTCTATTAAACGCCCTTCTTTGTATATTTTTAGTTTCTTCTTCTAATTTCAGTTGATTTTGTTGTTGTATGGCATCATACTCTGATTGACTTATTAATCTATTTTCAAGTTGGGATTTTAATGTAATATTTTCTAACTCTGCGGTTTCGTTTATTTTTTCTATTCTATTTTTACCTTCTTGCTCAAATAAGTCATTTAATGAATTTGCCAAATTTAAAACTGCGGCACCATAAGTAGTAAGAAATTCAGCTACTGCCTCTGCTTTTTCAAGATATTCCGCCTTTTCAACTACCGTAGTTTCTTTTGTTAAACCTTGTAATTTACTTTGGGTATCTTTATCTAAATCAAGTATCTTTTTATCATATTCTATTCTTAACAATTCTCTTTCTTCAAAAGTTAATTTTGTATTTTTTAATGTAAGGTTTAGTTCGTCTGTTAATTCTTTCTGTTTGTCTGTTTGTTGTTCTTGAATATAATATTTTAATTTTTCATTTGTCTCTTTTTGTATATCTAATATTTGTTTTTGTTTTTCTTTTTCAGTTAAATCGGATTGTTGTATAGAAAAAATTGCTCGTTCTTTTTCCATTTCAGTCCTTGTAATATTAATTTGTTCCTCAAGAACATTTGTCTTATTAATAGTTTCAATTCTTTTTTCAATAGATTTTTCTAGTTGTTCTGTTTCATAAGTTTCTTGTTGTTCCCCCCTTAATATTAAAAATTGTTTTTCTGCCTCTAAAAGATTAGTAGCACCATTTTCAATTATAGTTTTCTTTCTATTTTCAAATTCTTCTAAAGTAAAAGTCCCCTTTACATATTCGTCTTTAAGGGTGGACAAATTTCTTTCAACGGCAACATTAATAATATCACTTTTTTCATCTTCAAGTTCTTTTCATTTTAATGCAAAATCTTTTTCCATTTCAGTCATTTGGGTAAATACCCCTTCTTGACCCTCAACTTCTTTTAACCCACTTTCTATAATCAGTTTTTCATTTGATTGCTCAAACTTTTTTCTTCTATCTTCTGATTTTTCAAAATAGTCAAGTTCTGTCTGTCTTAAATCTTGTCTTTTTCTTTCCGCTTCTTCTGCCTCTTGTCTTGCTTTATCTGCGGCTTCTTTGTTTTTTTGTATTCTTTCTTGTTCCGCAGTTGCCGCCTTTTCTTTAGCTTCTTCAGCATCTTTTAATCTTTTATCTTCCTTATCTTGTTCGTCTTTACCAACAGCACCTTTATTAATTAAACCTGCAATTTCTTTTTCAGTAGCGTCAAGTTGTTTATCTAAATAAGCAATATCTTGATTAGCTGCTTTATTTTTATCATTTAATGTTTCTAATCTTTTTTTATCAACTGCATCTGTTACATCTAAAAGTTTTTGCATAAATGTATGTCCTTCCTCAACTTTCCCTTGATATTCTAATTCTGCGGTTAAAGTTTCCTTTACTTTTTCACTTCTTAACTCTTCAATTGCTTGTGATTTTGCTTGTAATCTTCTTAATTGAATATTTAATGTTAATGCCGTATTTATTTCATCTATTGAATTTTTTTCAGTATTCATATTTGATAATAAGTTGGGGTATTGAGCTTGAAATTTTTTAACCGCTGCAACTTTTTGTTCTCTACTTAATGTCTCATCATTTAATTTATTTTTTAATCTGTCTGACGCACTTACTTCACCTGAAATAGCATCTGTTGATTTTTTACTTACATCATTCATCATTTTACCCGCTCTCGCCGTAGAATTAGTAGATGCTGTTAATTCTTCGTAATTAGCAATTAAATATACAAGTCCTGCAACTATAGCAATAATTGGTAATGCCATCATAGATGCTGATAATCCTTTTGTAGCCACTGATGCGGTATTTGTTGCAACCGCAGTAGATGTGGTTGCAACCCCTTGTGCTGTCGTTGCAATAGTGCTTGCTTGTTGTGCGGGGGTTATTAACCCTAACATTTTTCCTAACCCTTGAAATGATGCTTTTATTTCTGTAACTTTATCACCCAATCCACCAAAAAATTCTAACGATGAAGTCAACGCCATAGCCCCTTGTAAAGTAACCATCGTTTTTTGTAAATTTTCACTTTCAAATCCAAATAATGTTGCGGCACCCATAATACCTTGAAAGCCTTGAACTCCAATTTGTGCGACATTAGTTAAACCTTTTGCTAAATTTTCAGTTGCATTACCTGCAGTTGCATTAATAACCGAATTAGTATCTTGTATTGTATCTCTTAATTGTCCTGCTTTTTGGGATAGTTCATTAAACCTTGCTGAACCTGGTTCTAACCCTTGTAATTCTTGGGTTGTTTGTCTTAATTGCGCTCTTAAAGATGATGTAGATTGTTCTGTTTGTAATATAGATTGATTTAATGTATTAACAGATTGTTCTGCCTGCTTACCATCAATCTTTATATTTATCTGTGCCGTTTGTGCCATATCTTATTTTTTATTTGATTTAGGATGTTTTTCAGGTAGAAGGTCAAAATCTCCTGTATATTTTTTATTTTCAGGTCTTCCATTTTTTATAAGATATAAAAATGCATTTACCCTACCTAACGCCCATTGCTGACTTGACTTAACTGCTGGTGAATGGGACACATTATATGCTCCAACCCCCCTTTGATATACTGATTTTAGTGCTCCAACATTTGCACCATAACCGAGTTTATCTTTATATTTTTCATTAAAGTCATCTGCCTTTTTTTGTAGGTTTTCTTCTATTGCTTTTGATACTTCAGCTCCCCTTGTTGTTGATGCTTTACCCTTTGCCGTTCCCTCACCTTTTGGACTTGGGTTGGGGGTATCAGATTTTGGTGCTTTTGGTGATGCCTTAACCCCACCTCTTGGTCCGATTACAGCAAAATCTTCTTTATTATCATAACCGCATTTATGGCATATATAAGGGTCATTACCACCATCAGCTATTTTCCATACCCAACCACATTTTTCACAAGTTATTTCAACTATGTTAGCGAGGTCTTCTTTATGGTATAACAATTGACTATCTTCTGTATGAACTTTACCAGTCATCAATTTACCATCAGCATTTTTATGTGTTTCTCCTTCATATAATTTACCATCTTTGGTATAATGGGGGACACCTTCTTTAAATTCGCCTGTAGCATATCCTTGTATAATAGCGTTCTTTTTTGCATTCCTTCGTTCTCCTTCATTATCGGGGGTATAGGTATAACATTTACCATCTTGTCCCCACTTATATCCTGGTAGTTCGTTTAAATTACAATCTTGAATTGGCATAATATTTTTTATTATTGTATTTCTATGTTTATTTTATATTACCACCATAACAATTCCACCGACATTAAGTGGAGCAGCACCTGCACCATTTGTTCTATACACATCACCTACCGCTTTTCCTCCCGCAATGGCTCCCGCGTTGTCTGCAAATTGGGGTAAATTACTAAATATCATATCCCCATTTGATGGTGCAAGAGTTAAATCACCCGAACAAGTAATACTAACATCACCAGTCGCTAAACTCATATCTATTTGAGTGGATGTTCCTAATGTAGTATCTAAAGTTTGTAATCTATTCCCAGTAGAAGTATTACTTGCAATATTAGCATCCGAATTAGCACCTACATCCACAGCTTGTGTAAAAAATCCAAGAGCAGATAATTGTATTGTTTGAGTAGTAGTTAAAGTAGGGTCTTGATTAGTTAATTGTGTTAAAATATCTGATATGAATAAAGATGAACTTTGAGTTGTAGAGTTATTAAAAACAGAAAAGTTTATTTGTGGGGTTGGTGCTATTTGTGTTCCAATATTTATATTACCCCCCGCATCTGATAAATCATATACAGACCCACCATTAGTTGAGCATTGTAATAAGGCTGTAGTTGTTCCAAGTGCGTCTTGTGAGTTAATTTGAATATCAGTATTATCTATAACTATATTTGCCAATTCACTACTACTTAAATCCGCAGATTGTAATCTAATTTCATTTGGTCTGGCGCTCGTTCCGACACTAATAAACGCATCATCGGGTGTTAAAGATAAGGGGTTTCTAATGACTTGGTTGCTGTCTATTTCAATATCATTAGCACCTGTTTGATTTCCAACTAATAATGTAGCTGCTAATGATGCTGCCGTTGAACCTGATACTAAAAGTGGTATTTGTCCGTTGTTTGTTCTAATCCATGCACTATCATCATCTACATTAACAAATATTTCACCAATAAAAGTGTCCGTATCTATAAATGTTGATAAAGTATTACCTGTTGGTATTGTTGGGACTACGCCTGGTGTCCCTGTTCTCTTTAATAATAATCTTGAATATTCTGTTTTATCCGACATAAGTTTTTAATCTAAATATTTATTTTTGATGTTTGTTTTTGTTAAATTGAATTACTATTACCACCATCTATAATAGGACGGGACTTACTATCTCCCCCATAATTTCTAACACTATCTTCTGTTCCGTCAATTATATCTATTAAGTTTGTTTTATTGATTTTCATAACATCATCTTCTCCCCCATCCGTTAAATAAAATGTATTATACGCTAATCCATCAATAGACGATAATTTCCAATTACCAACATAAATAGAGGTATTCTCATTAGGGGTTATATTATCACCAACTATAAGGATTTTATCATAAGTGTTTGTTGAACCTGTTGTTCCTGATGAGGTTTGAAATGGGGACTGACTTGGTATTGAATTATTATCACCTATAATCATACCCGACATTATACCCCCTCCAACATTATTATTATTTCCACGAATAATATAACCAGGACTTTCAACAGCATTATTGTTTTTCATCATCGCCATCGTCCTATCAACTGATGCCGCAGTTCCATTTGCCCCACCCTTTAAAACTATATTAGATGTGGCTTCACCATTTCTATCAAAAATGTATTCGTTTAAACTTGTTCTCGCCCAACATACCCCTTGTGTATAAACCCCACCTAACGCATTACAATTGTCTTCGGTAAGTATTGCTCCCGACTTTGATACAAAAGCTAAACCTTGAGGGGTTAATGTCTTTATTAAGTCAATCGGCAATCCCTTTGTTTGTGTTGCAACCTCAATATTGTCGGGGGCAAATATGTTAATGTTATTTAATTTAAACAAAACAACCTTTGTGGTTTTATCTGCCCCAACTGGATTGTAATCAACTACTTTATTTAATCTCCAATAACTATTATCAATCAAAATAATATCTCTAAAATCTAAATCTGCAATGTCTTTAGGACGCAATACAAATTCCGCTTCTAATAGTTTAGAATTTATATCTATAATATCTAATAATGTGTTTTTATGGAACTCCTCCACTAAAGTTCTAACAGGGTAGTTTGTTGTATTCCAATATATTTTATCTGTTGTCCCAAATCCTAAATCAAAAGTGGGGTTATATGGGTCGTCCCACATACCACAATAAGGATATTGATTACATAATATACTTGTGTTTGTTGCTTCCCCAACAAAATCTTTTAGATAAAAAGGATAGTTTGTATTTTGTAATCCCCCATAAAAAAGTATTCTTGTTTTTACTTTTACAGGTTTAAATTCATTTTCTTCTATATTAACAAATTCAGGAGCTACTCTATCCCCAATAGCGTATTGTGTATCAGGTGTTGGTGAAAATAATATATTTAATTTTTGTTCTTTATTTGAAAAGTCATTATCAACCGATAATGCATAGTCCCCATATACTCTTTTTGTTTCTTCTGTATATTGTGTGTTAAAATAATCTTTATCTTCCTTATATGTATATTGAAAAACCGCAGCATCTAATTCAGACATTGGGGTTATTTTAATGTCTTGTGATTTATCTAAAATATAAGTCCAATCTAAAACCCTTTGTCGTGAAGAATAAAAGTCATCACGGGGTTCTATGTTGATTACATTATTATTAGATGGGTCATCCCAAGTAACCAGATTAAACATTTTTAAAATTGATATGAAAAAATCTTTAATCGTGTCGTTTGGTAATATTTGGTTCATATCAATCGGGTCATCAACCCCCGATAAAGTATTATTAGATGGGATTACTTCAAACTTTGTTAGTTTATTGAGGTTTTGATGTAATAAAGCCACCGCATATTTGTCGGCATCTTGTCCTACAAAATTTATATTATTAAATTCAAAGGCAAAAACAATTCTAATAACATCAAACTCTAATAGATATACATTAGATTTTGCCATATCAATAGGAACGGCTTGGTTAATATCTAAAAACGGGTTTGGTTCTGCTGCACTACTACTTGGGGTAAATAAAATTGGCACATTAGTTTCAGCTAATATGGTTGTTTGGTTATTTCTTGTAAGTAATATTCTTGCATATAACTTTAAATCCCCACTATTAAAATCTATTGTTGAAAAAGCACTATCATAATATTTTATAAAAATATCCCCATCAAAAGATACTTCATAAAACCCTGAATTTGCACAAGTATATTTCGCAAAAGAATTGGTTGGGTTTTGATTTAAACTTATAGTCCATTCACCATTAGGGTTTTGAAAATCTTCTCCTCCTAAATTACCCGATACTCTATCTAACGGAACATAATAGTTATTTACATTTCCGTTATTAAACCATGCTGCCTGTAATGAGGTGTTGTTTAAAATTGGGGATACAGATTTAAAACCTGAATTTGATGAACTATCTAAAAAGGATACTGAATTGATATTAGCACTTGTTATTGTATTACCTGTTCCTATTACCCCTACCCTTGTTGTTCTATTTAATACTTCGTTTTCTACAAGTTGTAAATTACTATCACCATAAGGTATTATTAGTTTTTTAAAATAGTCGCTATTAAAAAAGTTTGAACGATATTCATATCCCGCCAATTGAAATGCTTTATCAATTATTGTTTTAACATAAACTGCGGGGAATAAATTGTTGGTGTATAACTTATCATAAGTGTCGTTGTATTGTCCGTAAATAATATAGGGATATACATACCCTTCACCACCAATACCATTATACACATCTTGACCGAACTTTTTAATAGTATAACTCCAAGAGTTAGTTATATTTGTTTTACTTCTGTCGTGGTTATATTCTGATAAATCTAAATTTTGTAATGTTAGTTCCCCCCATTCATTAACTATATTTTTTAATTGTCCTACAACAACTACTTCATAATCAACCGCATTATCAATAACATTAATATTTAATAGTTGAAGATTACCAATTAAGACATCTTGTTCCCCAATACTTATTCTACAAGGTATAGATTTTTTAGGGTTAAAAGTTATAGTATCAATATTAACCTCAAAAAGTTGCTTGAAGAATTGATTGTTTGTGGGGGTGCCAGGTAAAGTTATTGTTTTAGAAAAATTCGTTGTCTTTTTTGTAATATCTAAAATGTCTTCAACTTGGTAGTTAATTGATACTGATAAGTCATCATAAGTATCTAATGTTCTACCTGCAGCAATTACGCTAAATCTATTCATAATCGTTTTGTAATAAATATCTTTTTATGGTTGGTGTTTTTTAGAACCTATACTCGTTTGACGCAAATATAAAATTAAAACTATAACTAAATAAATCTTCATTTATTTGCTTATACACCTCTATCTTTTTCTCCTCTAATTTACCACCATATAAGTCGTTGTCGGGAGTTTGTAGATACACGAAGGGGGATTGTATTAAATCCTCCATTAAGTCCCTCTCAAACTCATATAACCATCCTGAATTTACAAGTATAGATTTCCTTGAACGAAGGAAAAAACTTTTTTCACCCCGTCCATAATCATCATATTTAAAGGTGTTGTCTTCCCAATTACCTTCTTGTTGGTAATATGTCTTTGTTTCACTTTCTATATTGTCTCGGGATACATAAATAAATGGATATGCAATCCAAGACCCCAATTTATCCTTCCACATAATGTGGTAAATTTGATATTTAGAACAATCTTTATTTAATTCAAAACAAACTTTGTTAGAATATTGTGTAATACTACCATTACCATAGGCGGCAAATAAACAATAATTATCAACACTACCACTATATCCACTAAAACTCCCTCCAAATTGTTGTGAAAATGTTAGATTACTTATTTGGTCTATACCGATTGGGGCATATACATCATCTTCAGTATTTGCCACAACGACATTACCCAACGATGTTCCATTAACATCAAAAAAGGAATAACCAAAATTGGTGGTTGTTGTTGCACTTACACTTGTTGTATCATAATGTAATAAAATCCACCCAATAGTTGATTTTTCAACTCTATATTTTTGTAAATTATTTAAAATGGTTGATGGATAGTTTAAATTAAAAGACCGATTTTGTATAACATACTTATCATATTCGGTCATACTAAATTCGTGGTTGTTAAGACGAGCATTAAATACACATAACCCCGATATTGTTAGTTCATTTGGGAAAATTGATATTCTATTATCAGCAAATGTTATATTGCCTGGTAAAATGGGGGATGCCCCCGTATTTGATTTATCAGTTAAGACAACTAAATAACCTAAAATTGGGTCTATAAATATATTTGTTATATTACATACCCCATTATATTCAGGTTTAGGAACACCATAAATAACACCAGGTTCAACAGGGGTTGAACTTAAGAATGTTTTTGCTGTTGTTAATTCATTCGCACTTGGTATTGCCGTTAAGGTAGTCAATCCATTATATGACGGATTAGTTATTTGACCCGTGACTTGTATAGATGCCCCTAATGGAAATGGGACTGCGGTTGAACCTGTAAATCCTACGGCTCCTGATTGAAATACATTATCTAAATAAACCCATCCATAAACATCTTGTTGAACTTGTATTGTATCCCCAATCTCAAAACACACACCACTTAATGATGTGATGCCTGTTGCTATAAAACCTAAAACCCCACCACTAAATATATTATCATCAAATTCTAATACACAATTTTTTTCACTACCTGCTTTTATATCATAACAAAAACGGGTGTCAGGGCCTGGAAAGTGTAATCCATAATTTACTGATTGACCTGTTAAGTTTTGACTTACAAAATCTTTTAATACATTTGATAAATTGAGTTTAGCATTACCCTCTAAATCGGGGTTCATTTTATATTTAATAAACTTTTGTGTTGTAAAGTCATTAGGTCCGAATGGTTGTGTTGTAATTAAGTCAATCACAAATGAAGTGGTTGATGTTATTTTTCTTACTATATAATACCCCGTGTATAAATTATTATTTAAAGTATCATCTAAAAATAGATAATCCCCCAAGATATAATTATGGGGAAGACCTGTAAAAAGTTCCGTAAATATATTACCATAAACGGCATACGATGAAGTTGATATAATGGTCGCATCATCAAAACAAATGTTAATTAAGTATTTATAGTTCTCACTAATAAAAACATCCGTATCAAATAGTTTAGTTGGGATGGCGGAATATGCCGCCATAAACTCGTCAGGTTGTGTTATTGCTGATATTGCCATGCTTATATTTTTTTATAATTTTTATTTATCATATCTATTAAATTATTAACCACTTCGTCTTCATATTTTCTTTTTAATCCATCGTTAGTTTCAAATTCCCTTACCACCTTACTAATAACATTAGTTGGTCTTATACCAAATTTAAAAATACTTTTTTGTATGGCATAAGCGGCATTTTTATTCATACCCCTAATTCTTACCCACTGAAGTAATGGTTTAATTGGGGGATATGTTCCCCTTCTTCTACCTTCATCAACAAACTTTAAATAATCTTCACTCTCAATTACCAACTGATAGCCCTCTGCTTCTTCTTTTAATTTATAGTTTATTGATTTTACAAGTTGTCCTGATGCTGTTTTACCTGCGCGTAGTAATTCCCTAACTAATATTTTAGTATAGTCAATTCCAAACTCTTTCATCTTTTGTTTTGAAACAGGTTCAAACTTTACATTTTCAGGCATTCTTTAATGAATTACATAGTAAATTTATATCATCAATATAACTAACCCCATTAACACTTACAGAAGTGTCTATAAAGATTATACCCAAATCAGTTGGGATATTTGCTTGGGTTGAAGATAGTATTTCTATTTCATCTATAATGATATATTCTTGTTCGTTCATTATAAACCCGTTTTGTGTTGTTGTTAAATTTATCATAGTTATTTTTTTTTATCCGTATATAAATACTTTCATTAAATTCATATTGGCAATCTCTAATGATGTTGCTGCCATTATTTTAATTACTTACCCAAATTGTTCCGTTATGAAATACAGGACATACAACTGCTCCACCACCTGTTAATGCTCCTAAATATGTAGGTGTTGTTGCGTCCGTCACAAATGCCGTATCTCCCTGTGTTCCCACTGGTAATGTTGCAACGCTATATCCCACATTTTGTAAATCTTGTATTACCTGACAAGCTGATAGTGTATTACAAGTAAGGTATTGTGTAAATGGATTAACGGGGGATAAATTTGTTTGAACGATATTACCCATAGGAGTAATACAATTTGAATGTTTTACTTTTAAAGGGAATTGACCCACCCATCCACATACTTTATCGGGGGTTTCATCAACGCCAGGGAAACAACTAATATCCCCATCTATTTTTAAACCATAATTACCCCAATTTACTTCTATCTCTGTAATTAAATCTTGTAGTGTTTGTAGTGTATCACTTAACACCTCTTGTGAATTATCACTATCCACACCATTTATTTCTATATAGTTAGATTGAATATTTATTTTATCCATCAACAAAACCGTAATTCCATAAGTGGGGACTGCGGTTTTATTAGTTATTGATATTGTGCTTTGTTGGTCTAATGTAAGCCACAAATAGGGGAATTTCATTTGTCTTGATGTCCCTATTTCACTGGTCGCCCCATACCCAAAATCATTTATAAAAAAATGTTGTTGAGCAAACGAACTAAATAGGTTGATTATTTGGTTTAACGAAATTATATTTACTACACTCATAAATTACCTTTTTTACTTTCTTCTACTTTATTTTTTTGATAAAAATAAGACATCCAATTTAAACACGAAATATAATTTTTTTCATATATTATCGTATCTGTTGTATTTAACTCTTTTAATAAATGATGAACTATACCCAACCATAAAAACTTATCTTCTATTTTTATACTTTTTTTGATGTCTTCAAATTTACTTTGTTTTTCCTTTTTTGTTTTGGCGGGTTTTCCAAAGATGGGTTCATATTGTTTAATAATGAACTCCCGCCATTTAAAAAAAAATTAAATACATTAAATACTTTTGAAATTTTAATGTCTCTAAATCCCCATCTTCGTTCCATAAATTCTGATTTAAACGCCTCTAAATTACCATTTTCTTTTTTCTTTCTTAAAAAAATACACAACAATTTATCCATTACTTTATAAATATTACCATTCGCCTCTGACAAAATAGTATCAATACTTATTACCTCACCCATTGTTAGTTGTGAAAAATCTTTTTTAAGATAATATTTATCATCCCCCAATTCTATAAAATCAATATTTACTTCTGGTTTAAAATCACCTTTAGTAAAATCTAATATATCACATAATTTTTGAAAATCAGTATAATTCATTTTCATTAGTGTCTCCTCACTTATTTCAGTGAATGAAGAAACAATACGAGTAGCAAATTCTATCGTAGTCGTATCTTGTTTATCAAATTCCCATATACGACAAAATTGGTCCACATTAACCTCATCCCAATTTTCAGGTAAGTTATATTCGTTTATCACATCATCAATTTCTAAATTTATTTTTACCATCCTTTTATATTTTTTTTTATTGTTATGCTTTTGCCTTGTTTATAATACTCCAAATACCACCGATAAGGGTTAATGCCCCACCAATAATCTCTGTAATTGTTTGTTCGTCTGTAATACCCTTCATTACAAAAATACCCCCAACAAATGTTAAGGTGTGTCTAATAATTCCTAAAATAATTTCTTTTTTCATAGTTCTAATTTACTATAAATATAATTTTATTGATGGTGTTTTTAGATAAATTTAAATGTCTTTGTTGCACCCATTTTTATTTCAAAAATCATTCTATATGCCATCGCATCACTAAAATCGGGGGAATGTCCTAATACCCTTTTAACCTCCCCCTTACTAATCATAGCAATCTTACCAACCCTTTCACTTGGTTTATATTTTACCTGTTGTAATTCATCTATTATGATTGATTGATATTTGGTATTAAGTATCTTTAAACTACCATTATTTATTGCTTCAGCCATTTTGAAATATAATTGTGTTTTTAGATTTTCATAATTTTCTTCTCTTAATGCCCTTGCGTTATTGACGATTGGTTTGGCTGATTTTAAATAGTTCATTAAATATTTACCAACCCCATCACTATCATAACTTATATTTTGTGGGGAAACTTTATACTCCTTCGCCTTTTCTTTAATAACCTCTTCTATTTTACCATCAGGATTTACTATAATGTCTATTAAGGTTAAATCATCCCACACCATTATTACTGCCTTATCACTTGTAAAGGCAATATCTGCACTGATATATCTTTTACCTTTTTCATCGGGGGTATAATCGTCAATAAAAATATTTAATATAGTATCAAAAGTCATTAACGCATCAGGACTATTTTCATAATCCCAATTACCATTTATCAATCTCTCCCTATCTTGCATAGATAAAGATTTTTGTAGATTATCCACATATAAAGTATTTATGAATGGGTTGTCTAATACTAACGATTGTATGAACTTTCTATGTGTCGGTAATAGATTATCTTTACTTGGTTGATAAAAGTCCCTGTATAAGAAATTCTTTGATGGATTACAAGTCATTAACAATAGGGGTTTAATCCCCAAATCACCATTCATCCATCTACCTAATCTTGATTGTAATATTTGTTTTCCCTTCTCATCAACCTCGCCTGCCTCATCAATAATGGCAAAAGTCAATAATTGTCCGCCTAACCTCGTATAATTTGGGTCTGAAGGTAAATACCTTAATTCTAAACAAACTATCTTAGAACCATTCATAAAGGTAATCTCACCCGTTGTGGAGTTATACTTATAGTGCTCGTCTGTTTTTAAATTCCAATCACTTAACACCTCCATTAAAGATACTATTGTTGTCTTTTTTAAAGTCGTTAATTCATTTCTTGCTAAACCAACTCTAATGTTGGGGTATTGAAGGCATTTTATTATTATAAA